AAGGCAAACGAGAACGCATGTCTCGTGGGGCCAATTACAATTTCTGGAACCTTAACAGTCTCAGGTCAATTACAGATTATTTAAAATGGCAATACACTTAACACCCGAAGCAAACCCTACAGTACAAGAAGGAACCCTTTACGTTGATAGTGCTACTGGTGAGTTCAATGTTGCTGGTAGAACGACACCGCATATTATTCCTGGGGTTCTGTATCCTGCTTATGTTGCATCTGGGACAAGTCCTAAATTGCTTGATGGGACCACAACTCATGGAACAGGGACATACAACGGAGTTTCTGTAAGCACTGCTTATGGAACAGTTCAAGCAGACGGACGGAAATATTACTACACCAACATTGCTGGCAGTAAACCAATCAAAGATCCCAGAATCGGTGGGCATTTTGGTAGTCAGAGGTATCGGATAACTTCTCAGCAAATATTAGAGCAGGAAACAGCAACACATGGAAAAGAGGTTGTTTCGTTTGATGGAAGAGAGTTTTTTCGTGGTGTTGCTACTGGAGGTATAGCAAATGATTCAAAAGGGATGACCCCTCAGATGTCAGAAAATAGCTTTTTTGAGATTACGGGATATTTTAGTCAAGCAAACCTCTTGCTCTATACATACGGCTACACAAGATCAATGACAGTTTCTTTAGATGGAGTAACGGCACATAGTGCTTTCCAATCTAATGCTAGTGTAGACACTCCGCTTAGAGATAGATATGTTCACGCATCTCATGTAATTAATATCCCACTAACTGCATCTGGGTCTTCTTTATCTTCAGATGTTACATTAGGTATACATACTTTAAAAATATTTGGGAACGTAGGACAAGGGGCACACTACCCTTGTGGCTTTGAACTAATCGCCCAAGATACTACCTCAACCGCAAACCGATCAAAGATACAGATTCCCTCGCAGGATGTGGTTTCTTATGGGAAAAAGTTTACTGTTTCTGGGACTCCACATTACGATCCTTTTTCTGCAAAAACTGACGGATCTGCTTGGACATCACCAACCTCTGGAACCAACAACGCAAATAGTTCTGCAAGCTGGCCTACCAATATCGACACAGCAACAAGTTTAGGTTTAGGCAAATGGGTAGATGGGAGCAATTACTATCGACCTTACAATGGTGGACGAGTAGTTAAGTGGGTGGACAGTAGTGGAGTAATTAAAACCTCTGTCACTCTGATGCCACCTAATGCTCAAAATATTGGTGGTACAGCTATAAATCCAAAAGCAAATGCTTCAGTAGCAAACGATACATATTTACCTACGTTTTCAGGAGCAATAGACCACTCACTTGCAGAAGTAGCCAAGACTTTTCATAATCGTGAGTTTGGAAATGGTGCGGCTAATACAGCGTCAGGGAATCCTTATGCAGACGCAAGTATGCTAAGTGGTCAAGATAATATTGCTTATGTTATGGATGATGGTCTTACAAGTTTATCTGCTAATAATGTATATAATAATGGGGGTACTCGACAAAGTATCAGATGGTGGAATGCTACAACTGATGACGCATGGTATTTAACATTTATTGGTACTGGTTTTACTTATAAAGGCAATCCTAATATGACAAGGGATGCTGAACATCACACACATCTTTGTCAAAATCTACCCTACGGCACACATATAGTTAAAGTCATTAGAACAGGGACAAATATTGGCACATTAAACGTAGATGGTGTTCTTTTGCACACCACTGTTAATAATGTTGATGACGAGTTAATAGGATTAAGAGAATGTAGTATCTACCAACCCAAAAGACCCCCAATCCCTGAAGATGCTGTGGTTCTCGCAGACTATGTACTGATGGCAGACTATGTGAAGCTGACTAGCAGAAGTTCAGGAACAGAGATTTCAAAAGGTGTGAGATTTATATCTGGGTCAAGAGATGTTTTTTATAACGGTACGTCGTTTACAAATAATACAATATTAGATGTTGCTTCCCTGCCAGCAGGATATTCTGGTTGTGTTTCTAATGCGACTGTTACTGTAAAACTGCCTTTTTTCGGTACAGATGTAAATATGAGTATGGAAAGTCAAGGTGCAGCACACACATTAACCTTCCCAGGCACAACAGCTAATGCTAAGACAGGGATTTCTAGTTCAACAACTAAAAGTGATATTTATACTCTAGCAGACTCAGCGACATTAGGAGTGAACGAGGTTATTGGTACTATTCTAAATGGGGGTCATCATTTTAATTCGTTTTATGTAGCAACCCCAATCCACACAAGTTCACACTACCAAGCCTTTGAAACCCCATTCCTTCATGAGTTAGTTGGGGGTGACAGGAATATGGAACAGCACAATTTAGTTTGCAGTCCAGATGGTAAAACTTGGGATCAGATTACGAGGGATACAAGTTATATAGGTAATGCTTGTGTAAATGCAAATACAGATCAAGGAAGCACAATTATTGATGAGTGGAGAGGTGATGGGGGTTCGGCTGACCCTACAAACTATTTTAATAAAGATTGGGCCATAGCTTATGATCGTATTATTTGCCTAAAAAGCGGAATGTATGAAGTTAGCGTTGGCACTTTAGTTAGTAATGGTCATTTAAAAGTGTGGTTCAATTCAACAAGTTCACATCAAATAATTCAAGGTCACGATAATACTGGAACTTCAACAGTATATGGTTCAGCAATTCATCATTTCCAACGTGGAGATTATATCGCATTTCAAGAAATGTCTCCTGCAACTAACTACAATACTGTAACTATTAATCGTTTATAAAATGTTTATAGCAACTAAAGACACAAAAATAATCGCTATTCACGGAGTAGAATGGCGGTGTAGAAAAGATGCTAAAAGTTTATCAAAACCTGAATACTGGACTTGGCTAGAATCAGTAACTACTGAAGACGAAAAGGGGAATAAGTCTTACGACTTTAGTGGTGAAGATTACGAGATCATAGAAACAAACGCACCCCTTAGTTATCAAGATGACGAAGGTGATACTATTAGTTTTAACCAAAGTGGTCACATACATGAAGGACACTATCACCTAACGTGGGACGGATCTGCAATCCTGAAAGACGATACCGCATTAACCGCATACCAAACCGCAGAGAAGTGGAAAAGTGTCCGTAATGATCGCAATAGGAGGTTAGCAGAAACCGATTACCTTGCGTTGTCAGATCAGACCTTGAGTACGGAAATGAATACCTATAGACAAGCGTTACGAGATGTACCTACGCAAACAGACCCAGATAACATCACATGGCCCAGTAAACCATCATGAGTAGCATAATAAAAGTAGGGAAAGTACAGTCATCCACAGGGAATGATGCAGTTACAGTAGCGGATAGCGGTATTATAACTATGGCTTCAGGCAATGGTTATCGGTTTGCTGGTATGCAAGTTTTTACATCTGATGGCACATATACTAAATCACCAAATGTATCAGCAATTTATGTAATTGTAACTGGATCTGCTGGAGGTGGTGGGGGTGGAGCAGATAATTGGAATCTTGGAGGTGGTGGTGGAGCAGGAGGAACGGCAATAAAATGGATAACTTCAGGAATTGGAACCGAAGATGTTACTATTGGAAATGCTGGTCAAGGTGGTGCTACACAAAACGATGGTACTAATGGACAAAATTGTACCTTTGGATCGTCAGGTGGTTTTACACAATTAGTAGGTGGTGGGGGTATAAAAGGGGGTGCTGGGAACACATATGTAGCAGGAAATAGTTTAGGTGGAACAGCTACTGGTGGAGATATAAATATACCCGGAGGAGATGGGACTAGTGCTTCAGGGGGTGATATAGCAGATGAAAGTATAGGTGGGGTAGGTGGAGCCTCATATTGGGGCGGGGGTGGAAAATCTGGTTCTGCATATGGTAATAAGGACGGAACATCAGCTAGAGTTTATGGTGCTGGAGGTGGAGGAGGAAGAGAAGAAATCTCCACAGCGGCTTCAGGGGGAAATGGTATGACAGGAATTGTAGTTGTTTATGAATACATTTAAACCAAACTAACTAACTAACTAACTAACAATGCCTTCAATAATCGAAGTTGATACTATAAAAAACAAAACAGGAACCCAGAACACTGTTTTGAGTACCGATGGTTCTGGGAATGTGACGATTGCAAATAGCACGTTTAATGGTGCAATTGCCTCTAGTGCTACTGGTACTTTTAGTGGAACTATAGGGAGTAATGCGACATTTCCAAGTGATTTTGCCGTGAAATACACTACTTCCATGGTAGGGAATGGTGTATCTGGTACGATAAGAACTGCCTCTAGTAATGGGGAAATGCTGCAATCAGATGGAAGCAGTTATTTTGATATTCAGCCGACGATGGTAAATACAAGTAATTCAATGATTGTCACTTTTACATTAGGTTTTGATTGTTATGGTACCGCTAGTGGGAACAATATTGGGTGCGGTTTATCAATCTACTGGAGTAACGACAATTTTAGTTCACATGAAGCCCAACTAACAAGCAGTCAAAATCATGATTTCTTTTTCCAAGGCACATCTGAATCTGGTTACTATGCTATTTATGGGCAAGCGGTTTTAGCTTATAAACATAGTCCTTCAACTTCGACCCCTAAGTATCGATTGTACGGAAGTGTGAGACATGGAAGCGGAAGGTCGTTAAGAGTTAGTCAAAAAGGTTGTTTTATGCAATGTATAGAGATAAAGGCATAAATGGATAATTCACAAAAAACAGTTTTTGCACTACATAAAAAATATCCTGACTCTGAATTTTCAGTACACGAAACTTATGAAACTTTAAGTTGGCTAACAGAAAAGTATCCAAAACCAACTAAAGCAGAATTCAATGAAGCCGTTAAAGAGTACAAAGATGATTACGATGCCAAGCAATACCAACGTGATCGAGCATCCGCTTTTGACCCAATTCCTGAACAGCTTGACCAGATTTATCACGATATTGATGGGTGGAAAGCTAAGATTAAAAGCGTGAAAGACAAGTATCCAAAGCCAACATGAGTGGACATAGCCCTAACCCAGCGGATTCTATTTACTATAATTATCCTACAACAACACAAACAACAGAAGTTATGCCAGAAGTAAGCACATTATATCAAATGGTTATGGACTTAGGCATACCTGCCTGTGTCATCATAGCTGCATTTTGGTTCATTAGATACCAAAGTGAACTAGCAAAAACAGAACGAGAAGAGTTTTGGAAAAAGGACGAAGAGCATGATGCTCGACTCTTAACCATGATTGAAAAGTCATCTGATGCTATTCTTCAGATTAAGTTAGCGTTAGATTCAAACACACAAGCAATCAAAGAATTAATGAGTAAAAAGTAATGGAAACTGTCACAGAAAAAACAACTGTAAAAAACGGTGGAAAGCAGAAAGATGATCCACACATTCAACTTATGAAACTTAGATTTTGGGCAAGATTTCTTATATCGTTACTTGCCTTTGGTCTTTTTGGTTGGCTTGTGTTTACTATGGTGAACAAACCAGATGAACTAGCTCAATCGAGTAAAGACCTTATAAACTTAGCATTCGGTGCATTTTTACCGATCATCGGAATGTTAGGTAAACACTGGTTTGAAGTGTCACATGACGAACCAGAACATAACCCTGAACCTAAAAAACCTATAGAAGAAGAAGAAGCAAATGGTAGCATCGTTACTCCTTAATGTAATCCAATCGTTAGTCGTAGACCAAGCACAGTCTTTAGCTAAAGAACACGTAGCAAAAGTAATGGAAGATAATCTTAGTGAAGATCAACTTAAAATGGTTGATGCAGTAGTAGACCAAATGCCTGAAAACTCATTCAAAAGTGTAAAGGATTTCCTTGGATAAAAATGACTCACAAGTAGAAGAATCTGAGATGTGTCCTCATTGCCTTTCTGACCCATGTGCATGTGATGATAATATATGAAACTAAGTAAGAACTTCTCATTGAAGGAACTTACTAGGTCACAGACAGCTATTCGCCACGGTATTGATAACTCTCCCGATCTCTCACAACTCATACGTTTAACAGCACTAACGACTGCTGTATTACAACCCATAAGAGAAGTGCATGGGAGAGTTACCATTAATTCTGCTCTGAGAGTCTTGGAGCTTAACCGCAAGATTGGAAGTGGCGATTCGAGCCAGCATGTCCTGGGAATGGCAGCAGACCTAGAAGCACCCTCAATAGACAACCTACAACTAGCAAAATGGATTGAGCAGAATCTTACGTTTGATCAACTTATCCTTGAATTCTACGAGCAGGGAGAACCTACGAGTGGATGGATTCATGTCAGCTATAACAACGAAGGAGAAAACCGTGGCAGAGTACTTACTGCTTCACGGGTAGACGGTAAAACACAGTACACTGAAGGTATACATGAGTAAACTTATAAAAAGTGCTCTAAAAATAAAGAAAGGTGCTGAAGAAGCTGCTAGAAAAGAACTTGTAAAAAAAGGAAAACATCCTCAATTAAAAATAGGTAGAAAAAGACCTAAAAGAGATTGGCAGGATGTTAAATTAAAAGATAGAAAAGAGAACCAACAATTAACAGAAAGGTTTCTCGAAAATCACGGTTATAGGAGATCAGATACTCCTGGTAAACCTAACACATACGTAGAATCAAGTGACGGAAAAATAAGGGCATATACACCTTTTGACGGTAATAAATCAGGTGTAGAAGTAAAAACCTTTAACAATCCTACATTGAAACAATTACGAACTTGGATGCAGTATTAAACTCACATGTGAGATATTATGAGTGATGAACTTAAACAATTACACAACGAGGTAGCAAAAGAGCTACTCCTCCGCATTAAAAGTGGTGATGCAAAACCAGCAGACCTAGCAGTGGCAGTGAAGTTCCTCAAAGACAACGAGATCACTGCATTACCACTGAATGAGAACCCTTTACACCAACTAATGACTAATATGCCTTTTCCAACCCAAATGGAGTTAGATGAAGCAAGACGAGGAAACTGAGATTATGAAAAAAGAGTCACAGAAGCAGCGTGAACACAGAATCAGTTACCAGGAAGCAATGGGAATGCGTGGTATGCATTATGACAGGTTTCACAATGAGGATTTAGAAAGGCAGAGAGAACTAATTAAATTACGAGGAGGACAGTAATGCCACCTTGGTT